GCAGCATAATTAATAACATTGTAGAGCAGTTAAACAAGTACAGACCTAATACCTTAGTAGAGAGTAATGGAGCGCAAGACGCTATCTTTGAGCAGATAAGAAACAAGGTAGCTTATAATAAGAACTCAATACAACCATTTGTAACCACATCCAAAAGCAAACAGAATATAGTAGAGGACTTGATAGTTAAATTCGAGAATAAGGATATAGGCATAATAGGACATGACTGGCAAGTAAACGAGCTAGAAGTATTTACCTATGAATACAACTTAAAGACTAGGGCAATAAAGTACTCAGCTCCTGTAGGCTTGCACGATGATTACGTAATGAGTAGAGCTATAACAAACCACGCTTTAAAAACTATGCAAAGTTCAGGAAAGTATTTTGTATATTAATATACAACTAATTTAATTTTTTACAATAGACTATTATGAGAATACCAAAGAGCCTTAAAGAAGTATTAGTTAAGGATTACATACAGATTAATAAGATAAGAAGCGCAGAGTATGAGAATCCTTTTACTAGGACTATAGACCTATTGTGTATTTTCAACGATAGAGATTATGTTTTAAAGCAGAAACCTTCTGAGATAGCTGTAGACCTTTCACACTTATTAGTTGAGCCTAGTAGAGTCTTAAAACAATACTTTACTATTAACGGTAAGAACTACGGAATAGTTAACCATATTAACGATTTAGAAGCAGGGCAGTACATGAGTTTCACAACTTATCTAAAAGGCTTTGCGGATAACCCAAACGTACATATAGAGCAGATGCCTGACATTCTAGCTAGTGTTATATTTCCTGTAGATAATAATAATAAGGTAATGGCAATAGAGCCTAGTTACTTTAGAAACCTAGCAGATGACATACGTAACACAGTAACGATAGATGAAATATATGGGGTAGCAGTTTTTTTTTGCAATCTATCAGCGAGCTTAATGAAATGTACTCAGGACTATTTGAATCAGAAAGTACAGAAGATGACGACAGAGAGCAGGGAAGCGATTTTGGAGGTAGCGAAGGATTTGGAGAAAGATGGGGTTGGATTGCCACCCTCGATAATCTCTGCAATGGAGACTTTACAAAAAGACCATATTACGAAAAAATGAATGTAATTGAGTTTTTAAATATTTGCTCCTATGTTAAGGAGAAACAAAAAGCAGAAGCAGCACACCGTAGAATGGAGGAACTAAAAAGAAGATGAGCGAAGGATTAGTAACAAAGCATAGCACAATAACCCAAGTACTAGAGGACTTTGGTAATGAGATGCAGAAGGACTTAAAAGCTGAGCTAGTTAAAGACAAGGCTTATGTTTCTGGAGACTTAGCAGAGCAAATAGAATTTACATCTGTAATAAATGGCGAGGGCTTTGTATTCTCACTTAGGCTTAAAGACTATTACGACTATGTGAATAAGGGGGTAAGTGGAACAGATAAGAAAAGACCGAATACACCTTACTCTTATATGTCTAGCTCTAAGATACCTTTTTACTTTGCTAAACAATGGATGAATAACAAAGGGTTGTTTAAAACTAAAGGAAGCACTATAACAAGTTTAGCAGGTAAACAGTACAAGGTAGGCTCTAAAGACTCGCAGGCTTTTGCAATGGCTAGAAGTTGGAAAGAGAAAGGAACTAAGGGCAACCACTTTTATGACAATGTAGTAACAGAGGCTAGACTAGATAAACTTAAAAAAGACTTAGCAAGTGCAGCAGCAGGAGACTTAAAAACAGTAATAACAGACACATTCAAAAGACTTAAATAATGGCAATAACTATACTAGCAACTCCTAAAGACTTTGCTCCTGTTTATAACAAAATGGAGTATCTTATAGAATCTGACAATTATACAGAGCCAAACTTTGCACACTTAGTAGACATCTATATAAATGGTTCAGTAACTAAAACAGTACGTTTAAGAATACCAGTTAGACCTTCTGACAATTACGGTAAGGTAGATATACATCGTGTCTTAGAATCGGCTCTTACAAGCAATGTAGGTAATCCAGACCCTACAGCAGATGCAGGAACTTATGAAGCTAGTAATAGCTCACTAACTTATATAGTTAAATTTGGCGAGGAGTATGGAGCTACAGTAGTACAGTATCCAGACCTTACTATTGACTCAAGCAGAAGCGCTTTTAATGCTTCTTTAGAAAAGCGACCTTTCATTAATTGGGATGTAACAGATTACGAGTTTACAATATTCGGAGGCACTAAGAAATTCCTTACAAATATGCCTGACAACCATAAAGTATCTATCAACTCGCATGGATGGCTTTATTATAAGACAGATGCTCCATTGTTTAATTTTCAAGTTATTACAAAAGATAGCGCAGGAGCTACTATAAATACATTTGAGATAGACCCTTCTGCTAGTTCTGGAGAGATTCAATTTGTACCTTCATCTCCTGCCTCACTTAACTCTATAGATAATGCAAATTTATTAGCGGGAGTACAGCCTATAATTGATAGTACTGTAGCATCTTATACTATCTTAGCTAAATCGAATGCACTAGCTCCTGCATCAGAAACTAGAACTTTTGTAATAGAGGAGTCTTGTAAATACAATACTAACACTTTAATATTCCAAAACAACTTAGGCGCATTCGACAACTTTACTTTCTATCTAGGGGATGAGTCTATGACTAAGATAGAAAAAAAGGACATGAAAGTAAACGTAGATACAGTCGTGGGTACTGATATTGTCTACTCTATGAATGAGCGCGAAAAGGTAACTTACTACACAAAGAAAAGCGAAACTATTAAGCTCATGTCTGACTGGATAAGCGAGGAGGAGAGCAACTGGTTATTAGAGTTGATGTCTAGCCCTGAGATATACCTACAAGAGGGCAACGAACTTACAGCAGTAGCTAAGATTAAAGCGAGCAGCTACACTAAAAAGAAAGTAGTAAGGGAGAAACTATTTAAAATAGATGTAGAGCTAGAGCTAGGTTATGACGATTATAGACAAAGAATGTAAATGGTAAAAGAAAGGCTTACAATAGAAGGGATAGACATCCCAATAGACAAGGGTATTTCTACTGTCTTAACTTTTAGTATTAAAGATATACAGCAACCCGATAAGGTAAAGTCTAGCTTTAGTAAGACAATTAAGCTACCGGGAAGTAAAGCAATAAATGATAAACTAAACTTTGTATTTGAGGTTAACTCAGATTCTACATTTAACCCAAACTTAAAACTAGATGCTGTTTATTACCAAAATGATATAGCTGTCTTTAGTGGGTTTATTCAGTTAAAAGATATAATTAAAAAAGACTACAACCAAGTAGACTATAGCGTAGTGCTATTTGGAGAAACTGCTAATATATTTAGAGAGCTAGGTAACAAGTTTCTGAATGACGTAGGCATGAACTGGCAAGAGTTAAACCATGACTACACTCAAGCAATACAAAAAAATAGTTGGGATACTAGCTATATTTTAAACGGAGCAGTAGAACCTTTCCAATATGGAAGCGGATACACTTATCCTATGATTAACTACGGAAATGATACGGATATAGAGGTATATAATGTAGACGAGATGTTTCCTGCTATTTATGCCAAAGACTATATAGATAGAATGTTTGCAGATTCGGGATATACATATACATCCAATTTTTTTAATAGCTCTTTATTTAAACACTTAATTATTCCATTTAATGGCAAGGAATTTAAGCCAACTCAAACAGACTTAAGTCCTAGAAGGGTGCAAGCAAACACTCCTTTATTTGTGTCTAATGGAACTAATAATTTTACTTTAGATTCATCTGCATATCCTGTTCCTACTTTTGCACAGGATACATTAAGACTATCAAATGAAGTAGTTGACGCAAACAACCAATATAACCCCGCTACAGGAGAGTTAACAATAGGTGCAACTGGTTTTTATAGAATATCTTTAGATGCTACTTTGCAAATGGATACAACTCCAGAAGCAGGAAGCGCAGCAGCAGGAGATTTGCTTTTAAATGGAGATGCAGCTTTTGTTAATACTTTTAGAATAGAAGTAAACGGAGTATTTGCAAATGCTGAAAGCTCTTATACTACTGCAAATAACTTAACTCCTTCTGTTACTTATCAAACTGCAAGCCCCACTACTTATCCTGACAGTAATTTTATAACACCTACGCTTGCGGACAGAAACTATAACCCTCCTAACAAGTACCAAGTAAATACAGATATACAATTAACTGCTGGAGATGTGGTATTAATTAAATTCGATTCTCTTTGGCAGTTTAGGTCTATACCTATTAATGGAGGAAGCTATTTGAATTCGTCTCAAATGAAGCCTTATTACGATGATAATAGTACGCCGTTACCTATTCCTCCATTTACTAAAGATGAGTATGACGCAGATTTTAAAATAACAATTTTAACCGCTAACCTTTCTCTTAATGTTTTAGACTCTCCTTATTTTGAAGGCGACAATATAGAGATGGTGTCAGCTATTCCTGACAAGGTAAAACAAAGAGATTTTTTAACATCTCTTATTAAGATGTTTAACCTCTACATGATACCTGACGAAAGCAACCCTAAAAATATTATAATAGAAACTAGAAACGATTTTTACACTACAGATGTAATAGATTGGACTCAGAAGCTAGACTATTCTAAGCAGCATAATTTAACGCCAACAGGAGTAACTAATAAGCAAAGATACATATACACTTATAAAAGGGATGCTGACTATTACAACAAGAAATATGAAGCAAGTTGGCAAGACATATACGGTACTAGAAACATCTACTTAGATAATGATTTTAATAAAACAGACCATAAAACAGAGCTTATCTTTTCGCCTACTCCAATAGTAGGACAGCTAACAAATGATAGAGTTATCCCTACAATTATAGATGTAGATTCTAACTTACAGCAAAAGACAGTTAAATCAAATATAAGAATACTATATTATGGAGGTTTAAAACCTAGTATTATTAATTGGACTCACGAAGCACTAGCTGGAGATGTTATACAGTCTACTTATCCTTATGCAGGACATTTTGACGACCCTTATAACCCGACTTTAGACATTAATTTTGGATTGCCTAGAGAGATATATTATGATAATACATGGTCTAGCATTACAGTAACGAATAACAATCTATATTTAGCATATCACAGAAAAGAATTAGAGCAGCTTACAGACAAAGATAGTAAGATATTCAAAGGATATTTTTTGTTAAATCCTACAGACATTTTAAACCTATCTTTTAGACCTTCTTATTTCTTTGAAAATGAATACTGGACACTACATAAAGTTATGTATAGTAGCTCTATCTATCAACCTAGTAAATGCGAGTTTTTAAAACTTAAAGAAGTGCCTACACCAACAGTAATAACTGAAGAAATAATAGGAGTAGGCAGAGGCTTTATAGGAGATGAAGAAATCCCTAATATATTTCAGGATGTACTTTCTGGAAACAATATACTAAACATGAAGTCTAGCCACGTAGATGGGTTAAACAACTTTATAGATAAGACCGCAATGTTTGTAGACATTAAAGGAGATTCTAACAAAGTATTTACAGGAAGTAAAAACATAACTATTCAAGGCGACAATAATGTAATAGAGTCAAACCTAGAAAACATAACTTTAATAAACACCAATAACGTAACAGTAACAGAGTCTAATGTTACATATATTAATGGAGAAATAAAAGGAAGCGGAAGCGTAGAAACTATTAACTCAAATACTACAGCAGACGAAAAGATAAGCACTTACTTATGCGATACCTCAGGAGGAACTATAGCAATATCATTGCCTGACTTTCCAACAGTCGGAAAGGTTTGGAACTTTAAAAAGATAGCTATAAACAATACTTTACAAATAAGAGTAAACGCTCCTAACTCAATAGATGGATTACTAGTTAAAAACATAACAGCAATTAATAACTCTTATTCGATTCAATTTGATGGAGCAACCTATAAAATAATATAACATGACATACATCCCCGACATATATTCTGGAGTAAATTATATAGCTCCTACCAACATTCTAACCATTATACAATATAGTCAAATGATTAATTACGGAGGGTTAAATGTGCAGGGGGTTCTAGTTATCAACGGAGACTTAATACTAAAATAAGAGAAATGGCAAATATACAAATAGGCACAGCAGCAGGAACTACATTAGGCAACCCACCTAGTGGAGATTTTTACATCTTTATAGATAGTGATAATGCGAACGCTTACACTTTACGAGATAGTGCAGGAACGGATACAATACTAGGAAGCGCAAACCCTGCGACTTTATATGGTCTTTATTCGCAAACAGTACAAAGTGCAACTATTACAAACACAGTAACAGAAACAAGCGTTATAGGCTCTGGAGTAGGTAGCTTGACTGTACCTGCTGACTTTTTTACTGTAGGCGATTCTTATCATGGAAAAGTTGGAGGGGTTATTTCTGCTCAAAATGGCGATGACATAACAATAAGAATTAAAACAGGTGCAACGGTTTTAGCATCTACTGGAGCAATATCTTTAAGTCCAGTAACTGCTTTAGGATGGGAGCTAGAACTAGACTTTACAATAGCAACTATAGGAGCAACTGGAACTATTTGCACAAATGGAAACTTTGCGTATAATAGGGACACAGGAAGTTTAGAGGGTTTTGTTTTTCAGGATGTACAAGCAATAGACACTACTGCAAGCAATACGCTAGACATTACTGTAGAATGGGGACAAGCTAAGACTCAAGACCAAATATACAGCGCGAACTTTGTACTATATAAAACTTACTAAGAATGGCAGACGATAAAATAGCATTAAGTATAGAGATAGAAGCTGACAGAGCGCAGATGTCTTTAGGGGAATTAGAGTCAGGTTATAAAGGTTTAAGAACTCAGCTAGAAGGTACTAATAGAAGAACAGAGGAAGGAAGGAAAGAGTTTAAAAGGCTATCTACTCAAATGGCTTTAGCTTCCAAAGAGATTAAAAACATGGAACTTGCTTTTGAAGGATTAGACCAAGAGCAGGTAGCTAGTGAACTCGGAAGCGTTGCAGGTGGTATCGGAGATGTTACAGCTAGTCTAGTCTTAATGGGTGGCGAGAATGAAACTATAGAGCAAATGGCAGCAAGTATAGAAACTGCTATGGCTATTTCTATGGGAATGAAGGGAGCTATAGAAGGGATGAGTTCTGCTCAAAAGCTATGGACTAATGTACTTAAACAAAGTACAGCAATGCAGAAACTTTTAACCCTTGCAACTAAAGGGTGGGGTAAGGCATTAATAGCTACTGGCATCGGTGCAATAATAGCATTAATAACTACTTTAATTGTTTACTGGGATGACTTAACAGTAGCAATCGGACTATCTACCAAAGCACAAAAACTAAACAACCAAATAACTCAGGAAGCTATAGATGCTGTAGGTGATGAAATAAGCGCATCCGATAAACTACAAAAGACTTTAAAAGATGAGTCTAAAACAAGAAAGGAAAAGAATGAAGCTATTGTAGCATTACAAGACGAGTACCCTAATTTACTTTCTAATATAGATGCAGAAAAAGACAGTATAGAGGATATAAATAAAGCCTTAGTATTAAACACTAAATTAATAATGTTAAGAGCAGAGCAGGAAGCTCTAGCATCTTTAAGGGCTGACCAAGTAAAAGAGAAAACTAAAGCGCAGATAGAAGCGCAGACAGGAGTCAATAAAGGTTTATTTGAGGAAGCTGTAGGTCTTTTTACAGTATTTGAAGCTCAAGACTTTGCAACAGCAGCTACTAATAAGTCTATCGCAGCTAATCAAAAGCAAATAGAGGTAATAGATGAGTTAGCCGATGCTAAACAAAAAGAGATAGACGCATTACTAGAAGCGGGTGCAGTAGGCGAAACAGAAGTTAAAAAAGAGGAAGAAAGAGAAAAGAAAAAAGAGGAGTCAAGAAAGACAAGAACAGCAAGTAAATTAGAAGATAATAAAAAGCTAATAGAAGATGCAAAAGTCTTAGCAGAATTTGAGGAGGAGCAGGCAAATATAAAAATACAACTAATCCAAGACGAAGGAGAAAGGGCAAGAGCAGAGATAGAATATAATACCCAGTTAGAACTAGAAGCACTAGAGCAGAAAGGGCAATTAACTTTTGATGCTGAAATGCTTATAGCTCAAAAGAAACATAAAGCACTAGCAGACTTAGAAAAAGAGGAGGATGCTAAAAGATTTGAAGCAGAAAAAGCAGCTCAAGCTAAAAGAGATGAGTACGATAAACTACTATTTGATGCTAAGTTAGCAAATGAGAAAAGCGAAACAGAAAGACAAAGGCTACAACTAGAGGAGGACTTTCAAAATAATTTAGCAACTTTAGAGGAGCAGGGTCTACTAACTACAGAGCTTGAGATAGAGTTAACTATGGCTAGAGAAACGGCTTTAGGAGATATAGAGAAAGCTAGAATAGAGGAGGTAAAACAAGCTAAGATAGCAGCAAATGAAGAAGCGGTAGCAGGAGTTCAAAAAGGGTTAGCTCTAGCAGAGCAAACAGGGCAGGCTCTTATAAATTTAAATAATGCAGTCAGAGATAATGCTATAGCTGGAATTGATGCGGAATATAACAACGCTAAGAAAAGAGGAACACTAACAGCAAAACAGGAATTTATATTTGCTAAACAAAAGGATGCTATTTTAAAGAAGCATTTTGAAAGGCAGAAAAAAATGAATATAGCGATGGGGATTGTTAATACTGCTCAAGCAGTACTACAAGCATTAGGAAGTGCGCCACCGCCTTTAAATTTTGTTCTAGCAGGAGTAGCAGCAGCAGCAGGAGCTTTACAAGTAAACGCTATTAGAAAACAAACTTTCTCAGGTTCGGCTCAGATACCTCCACCTCCTTCTATAAGCGATGCAGATTCTCCAAGAGGTGCAGATGCAGGAGGAGGAGTGCAATTAAGTCCAGTAAGTAATACTAGCACTATACTAGGCGACCAACAAGTTTTTGTAACAGAAACCGACATAACAGACACACAAAACAATGTAAGCGTAATCGAAGAAAGCGCAACTTTTTAAAATAATAGATATGGAAAAAATAGAAGTATTTGAACTGGTAATAGACACCGATGACGAAAGCGGAGTAACTGCTATAGCACTCGTAGACCAACCTGCAATAGACTCAAATTGGATGGCATTCAGTCAGCAGACAGAATATAAATTTGCTGTAAAAGACGAAGAAAAAAGAATTATAGAAGGCTACTTTATGGTAGCTGATTTACTTATACCGCGAATAGGAGAGCATGGCGAGAAATTCTTTGTTAAATTCTCAGCTAAGACTATTGAGCAGATTAGAGAAAAGCAGAGCAGACTAGGAATGAATAACAATTTTAATTTAATGCATGACCCTAGACAAATTGCAGAAGGGGTGTATATGTTAGACAACCTTATTATAGACAATGAAAGGGGAAAGGTAGCACCTAAAGAATTTGAGAAAGTACCTAACGGTTCGCTGTGGGGTTCTGCAAAAGTTGATAACGATGAAATATGGGAGCAAGTAAAGAACGGAGAGTTTAAAGGCTTTAGTGTAGAGGGTATGTTTAAACAACTTGAGCCAGTTACAATGGATGAGGAAACAATTAATAAAATAATCAAAACTATACAAGACTTTGAAAAAAGTATAGAGGACAATGTACAAGTAACAAATAAACAAACAATAGATAATATGAGTAAAGAAACTTTAGACAAAGTAAAGAGCTTAATTTTTGGCGAAGATACAACAGAGGTAGCTGTAGAGGCAACTCCAGAAGTAACCGAAGTTAAGTTAATGGCTGCTGAATTAGCAGATGGAACAATGGTAAACATAGACCCTGCTTTAGAAGTTGGTGCAGTAGTTACTGTTGAAGTAGAGGGCGAAGTAGCTCCAATGCCTAACGGAGATTATCCACTAGCAGATGGAACTGTAGTAACTATTTCAGAAGGTGCTATTTCTGACATCAAAGAAGTAGAAGCAGAGGAAGAGGAAGCAATGGAAACAGAAGCAACTCCAAAAGCTGAAACTGTAACAGAAGCAAAAATTAGAAAGATTATCGAATCTACAGAAACAGTATTCAACGAGCAATTCGCAAAACTTACTGAGGAGTTAGAAACTGTTAAAGCAGAATTTGCTAAATACAAAGCAGAAGCAGACACAAAAGAGAAAGCGTTATTCTCAGCAGTAGAGGAGTTAGCTACAGAATCTAGCGTAGCACCAATCAAAAAGAAAAGAAGTGGAGTTATTTCTCCAAAGAAAAAATCAATTTTTACAGTAAATAAATAAACATTAAAAAAGAATAATTATGGCATTTAGCTTAGGAACATTATCAGCATACATCGAGGACCAAGACTTTCCATTGATTGCACAGATGCAAGCAACAGGAGGATTAGCAGAAGTAGCTGACATTCAAACAGGAATTAAAGGAAGCTCTAACTTACAGTTTTTATCTACAGATGTAGTTTTCGGTTCTGACTCTTGTACTAGAACAGGAGCAGACACTACAGCATTAACTCAACGTACTATCACAGTAGGAGCAATCGCAGTATCGGAAGATTTATGTATTAAAGACTTAAACGGATACTGGGCGCAAGTTCTAGTAAAGAAAGGAGCAGCAGGAGAAGAAGAAATGCCAATGGAGATTGAGGCAGTATACATGGAGAAGAAGATGAATGCTATGAAGAATCAACTTACTATCTCTGACTTTCAAGGAGACACATTAAGTGGTGTGAACAACTTGTCTTACTATGACGGTCTTTTGAAAATTGTAGATGCAGGAGCAGCAGTAGATGGTAACACAGGAGCAGTAACAGTAGCGACTGGAATCTCTAGCTCTAACGTACTAGACATATTAGACGGAATGTGGGAAAGCATCCCTGACAATATCTCTGAAGCAGATGACCTTTCATTATTTGTACCTACATCAGTTTACAAAAAGTATGTAGTAGCACTTAAAAACGCTAACTTATTTCACTACTCTGGAGATGGCGAGCAAGTAAACCTTTACGGAACAAACGTAGCTTTAAGAAGCACAGTAGGACTACCAGGAGCAGCAGGAACAGAGAGAATGATTTTAACTAGAAACTCTAACGTAGTAATAGGGTGCGATGGAGACCAAGAAGAAGACCAAATGAAAGTGCGTTTAGACCCAGTTACTGAGAAAAACATTTTCTTCGACGTTACTTTCAAAAGAGGAGTACAAGTAAGATTCGTAGACGAAGTAGTAGAATTTACATTAGTACCTTAGTAGTACTTTAACAATTAACTAAGAGAGGGGTGGGTAAAATACCTTACCCCTTTTTTTATAAACACTAAAAAAAATATAAATTATGGCATGTGCATTAACACAAGGTAGAGCAATAGACTGCAGAAACAGTACGGGCGGAATCTCTGAAATTTTAATCGCTAACTTTGGAGATATAACAATAGACACAGTAGCATCAGGAGTAATTACAGCATTGACTCAAGCAGGAGCTACTAACTTTTACCGTTATTCTCTAGAAAAAGAAAACGGTTCTTTAATAGAAACTCACACAGGTTCTTTAGAGAATGGAACAAATTTCTACGATTCAGTTTTAGACTTTAATACTAAGAATTTAACAGCATCGGAAAACGAGGAGTTAACGCTTTTAGACCAAGCTCAGTTATTCGTGATTGTCAAAGACATGAACGAAAAGTATTGGACAGTCGGAGCTTACTACGCTGCTGATAAATTAACAGGAACAGCAGTAACTGGCGCAGCATTTGGAGACCACAACGGATACACGTATAGCATCACATCTAAGGAAGCTAAGCGAATGCTAGAAGTAGATTCTACAGTAATTGCAGGGTTAACAATCGCATAGTTTTAAACAACTAATTAAAGGAGGGTAGCATTAATTTGTTACCCTTTTTTTATGCTTAAAAATAAAATACTTACAAAAAAATTAGGTTTTGTCAATAATAGCTATAAGCCATTTTAAAGCGTTTTAAGGCACTTTCGCCTTTCGCTAGTATGCTAGTATTAAAAAAAATAGTTCGTTAAAAGCCTATTTCTATTAGGCTGTAGAGCTAAAAATAATTAGTTAAAAATTAGGTTTATTAAAATATTTTTATTAAAGGCATTTATTTTATACAACTATTAATTTTTTTTACAATAGATAATATGGAGTTAAAAGATGAATATAAAAGAGGCGGTTCTGTCCACCATAAAGTAGTCGGACACGTTACCATAGTAAACGATAAAAATGAGTTTGCTAAATACAAAAAACTAGGACTAGATGTTTTCAAAGTGGAGAAAAAAAAGAAGGAAAAGAAAGATTCTGAATAATGCCAATTTTGATAAACGAAAATACTACAAGCAATCTAACTTTAACACTAAAGGAAAAGACTACATTATCTACTCCCGTTTATTTATTTCAGTTTAGAAATGTAACCGAGAAAGTTAGCTACTATTGTATAATGTCAGACACTAGCTTATACAAAGACAGGTACAACGAATTTCTATTTACAGAGGGAACTGACCTACCATTAGCAGGAGAGCTTATACTAGGAGCAGGCGGTCAATACGAATATTTTGTTTACGAGCAAACCTCAGCAACTAACTTAGACCCGACCTTAGCAACTGGCTTAGTAGAAAGTGGACTAATGGATTTAGAACGTGCAAGTACTACCTATAATCAGCACGACATAGATGTAACCTACAAAACACATCAAGTAACATGATGAACAAAGAAAATATTTTAATCTTTAATTTTGAAGCTAATAAGCCTCCAGTATTTAAAGAGGAACGAGGTAAAGACTATATCGTATATGGTACAGAAGCACCTTACAAGAATTTATACCCTAATTACCTAGTAGAGCTTTACAATACGTCAGGTAAACATAACTCTATTGTTAACGGAAAGACTAATTACATAAGCGGTAGAGGTTGGAAAGTCGACCAAACAGTAAGAACACTAGAGGACAAAGTAAAGCTAGAAAACTTTATTAATCACGTAGGGAACGATTCACTTTTTGAGCTTACTAAAAAGATAGTAAAAGATAACGAGCTTTTTGGCGGTTATGCTTTAGAAGTAATAGTTACTAAAGATGGCAAAGGACTTATAATAAACCATATTGACTTTGGAGACATTCGCGTAGGAGTAGAGGAGGATACTTATTATTATACCTCAGATTGGGCAAGCAGGAAACCTACAAGCAATGAGGACTTTGAAACCTTAACATCATTTCCTTTTGATGGTTCTGCAATTAAAGGAGAAAGATACATTTGTTATTATAAGAGCTATAGACCAAACTTAAAAGAGTACCCCTTGCCAAATTATGTAGCAGGAGTTCCTTACATTGCTGCAGATTACGAAGTAGCTAACTATGTGTTAAACAATACAAAGCATGGATATAGTGGAGGGACTATCTGGAACTTTCACAACGGTCAACCTACTCAAGAAGCTCAAGCATACATAAAAAAGCAGATTAAGAATAAACATCATGGTAGCAATAATGCAGGCGAGCCAGTTATTATCTTTGACGATGGAAAGGATAAAGGCGTTGAAATAATATCTACTAATCCAAACGGACAAGACGATAAGTTTATTAATCTTAACCAACAGATACAAGACGAGATATTCACAGCGCATGGAGTGGATGCTTCTGTATTCATTAAAACAGTAGACACAGGCTTTAGTAATAACGCAGACGAGTTAAGGGTGGCTATTGAAGCAATGAATAGTTCTTATATTGAGCCTAACCAAATCATGTACGAAAAGTTATTTAATGACTTTGTTGTTTTGTTGGGTATGCCTAGCGGTCTAATGATTGAAAAGATAGCACCTATTAAAGTGCAGTTATCAGAGAGTACTATAGTTTCTGTATTAACTACAGACGAGATAAGAGAGCTTGCAGGATACAAACCACTAGAAAAGCCTTTAGAAAAGAAAACAGAGCAAGTATTTAGCGAAGATGAGGAGTTTAAATTTGATTTGTCAGAGTTTGGATATGCAGAAGATGAGCTAGAAGTAATAAGCGAAAAGGAACTAGACTATAACCCTTTCGACTTTGCAGACATAGGAAGTATAGACAGCCAAATAATAGACATCGTTAAAGCTACTCCTAAAGTAACAGTAGAGGAGATAGGGCAGCAAGTAGGAGAAACTCCGAGCGAAGTGCAAGAAAGGATAGATAGACTAGTTAAAAACGGTTTACTAGATTTACAAAAGACACAAATAAAAGTAACAGACGAAGGGGAGCGCGAAACATCTGAGTTAATTACAGTTTACAAATACAAATTAAGACACGATGCACCTTCATTAAGAGGAGCGCGTAGTAGAGATTTTTGTAGAAAGTTAATGAAAGAGAATAGAAGCTATGAGCTTAAAGATATTTTAGCAATGAATAATAAACAAGGCTCTAACGTATTTGCTCATCGTGGAGGTTGGTATAATAACCCAGTAACAAAAACTAGAACTAACTACTGTAGGCATGTATGGTCTGCACGTACTGTAAGACTTAAGACAGATGCTTAGTAGTTACCAACGGTTAAAATTTAAAAAGGACTTAGCGGTTAAAGTAGCTGACGAATTAAAAGAAGATATAGAATTTATTATAATGCGACCACATAGTAAAAGAGCAAAAGCAATAAGAAGGGAAGTAAAAGAGAAACAAAATGGCTAGAACTTTATTAATAGACATGGACTACATAAAGGATAATAGTATCCTAGATGACAATGTAGACGAAAGACTAATAGTAGACGCGCTCTGGACTGCTCAACGTGAATACATTAAACCGATTCTAGGTACTGATTTATTTAATGATATAATAACTAAAGCAGCAGCAGGAACACTAGCAGGAAATGACCTTATATTAGTTAATACTTACATCGCACCTTGCTTACTTAAATACTTAGTATTTGAGATGACACCAATACTAGCATACAAGTACAGGAATAAAGGAGTAGTGCAGCAGACATCTGAGAATAGCCAAGCTACCTCTTTTGATGACTTAAACCATTTATTGAATAGATGGCGAGATAAAGCGGAGATGTTTGCAGAGGATATAGTTCGTTATCTTATTGCTAACCACACATTGTTTCCTTTATATACAAGTAACTCAGATACAGATGACATCTTTCCTAGCAACTCTGCTTTTACTGGTGGGTTGTTTTTAGGTAATGAAAAGAGCAGGGGAGGCTTTGATTATTTAAGAGATTGTTGTGATTAAGATATGGCTAAGAATAAAGTAAAAAAGTTTAGTATAGTTGATAAGAAGCTAAGAAAGTTTAGAAATGAAAATAACGTACAACCAAATAATAAAACAGTTCGAGGACTTTGCAACGGCCCACAGGCAGATAAACGAATTCGGTAATGGCGACCTCTGGGAAATTGTACAGCACGATTCTTTATTAAAGGACTTTAACTACCCGCTTTTATTTGTTCAGGATAGCCCTGCAAGTATTGGCGATGGCTTTATTACTAACGGTTTTAATATCTTAGTAATGGATAAGGCTAATGAAGGAACGGTAGAAACAGAAGTTAAAAGCGATACACTACTAATTCTTTTAGATACTATTGCCTACTTTGAAAAGCTCTATACAGATAATTGGAAATTTGTAAAGATAGAAAAGACTGGAAGTATAAGCAGCTTTACAGAGAGATTCGACGACACATTAACAGGGTGGACAATGTCCATGCAACTTAAACAACCATTACAATACGATGAATGCCAAATACCACAAAATTAATAAATAAATAAAATGACAAACTCAGGAGAACTAATAGCCATAAACGGAGTCGTAGTAATAAACGACACAGTAGAGAATACAACTCATTCAGATAGTTACTACGTAGCAGAAGATACGGTAATAGCTAGAATAGAAGTAAATGGAGATACAGCTACAGATGTACTATCTAGCTACATCACAGTACCCGCTACAGGAGTAAAAGCAGGAGTATTAATAACACCTCAAAAAGGCGATTACTTTAGTGCAATAACTTTAACTAGTGGTAGCGTTGTAGCTATCTTAAAGTAGGTTTATGTACGGTTACGGATATAGATACAATAGCGGTCTAGTAGTAGGCGCAGGAGGTGGCGCACCTTTCATTAATACTTATTCACTAGATTTTGATGGAATAAATGACTACCTTAATTTAGGAGATAGCGACGACTTTAGCTTTGGCGATGGTGCAACAGATTCTCCTTTTAGTATTTCTGCTTGGATTAAAATGGATAGCACATCTGGATTTAGAATATTTAATAAGTCTTTAGGCGCGACATCAGAGTATCAATTCGCAACTAGTGGCTCAGGCAAATTACAGCTCTTTATATTTAATAGTACAAGTAATTTCATTTATAGAGCTAGAGTTTATAATACGGTATTAAATACAGGACAATGGTATCACGTAGCAGCTACATACAATGGAGTTGGTGGAAGTAATGCTCAGGATGGAATAAAGATATATGTTGATGGTGTAAGGGTTGACGACTCATCTGTAAGCGGTGGAACTTATGTAGCTATGGGTAATACTACTGCTCCCGTTTACATAGGGAAATTAGACTCAAGCTACGCTAATGGGAGTATTGATGAGGTTAGTGTTTTTGATACTGCTATTGATATTACAGATGTTTGGGATGGAAGCGGAAAACCTACAGACCTTTCAGACCTTAGCCCAATAGCTTGGTACAGAATGGGAGATAACGGTTCTTACAAATCTCCACAATGGTTAATACCTAATAATTCCAACAAAGATAAAGTTTCAAATTACACTTTTCAGCTAGATGGAATAAATGACTATATTGATGTTGGTACATCTTTAAATTTAGGCACAGACTCTACTATTTCAATGTGGATAAAAAGAGGTAGAGTATCTACTACCGAGATGCTTTTAGGAGAAGATACTTATTCTTTTGACCTTACGTCATACATTTCAGCTAGTAATACACTTATTTTCAAGGTAGGTACATTCGACTCTACATTTAACGCTTTTCCAATCGCAAATACCTTAAATGATACAACAAATTGGATTCACATTTGTTGGGTTAGAAGCGGAGATTCTGTAGAGTTGTTTTTAAATGGGGTATCTATGCAGACTAAGACTGGATTTGGAGCAGTAACCAATACAAGATTTGACACAATAGCAGCTAAACCTACAGGAGCGCTTACATTTATGGGTAATATAGACGAGGTAGCTGCTTGGGATACTAATACAATTAATCCAATAGACATCTACAACGGTGGAGAACCTACAATACTACCAAGTGGAGCAGTAGCACATTGGAAGATGGGAGAAAATGCCACTTTATTAACAGACTGGACTATCCCAGATGAAGTTGGAAGCAACGATGGAGCTTCTGTAAACATGAACTTTTTAGATAGAATAGGAGAAGCACCAAATAGTACAGGCAATGCTTTAAGTTTTAATATGGATTCTGGAGACAGATTAGAGGACACACCTTAAAAAGATAAAAAAATGAATACAAAAATTTACGCAGTAATTAACCTTTCAGACATAGGATTAATAGACTTTGCTCAAGTAGGAGAAAGTTCAGTATCTACAGTTCGCAAAAGTTTAGACAATACTCAATTTGTGATAAAATGGCAGGAAGGATACGAGCCTACATTTATAGAAAGCGGTGCAGTTATTCCAGTTGGAATTTATACACATAGCGAAGCACTAGAATTAATGGCGACCACAGCATGGAGTGAAGATATAGAAGCATAAAACAAGACAGACAAATGGAGGGGATGGAAGCTACTTTTATTTTAAAAGATGTAATCTATATAGTAGTAGGGGTTGCAAGTGCTTTAGGCTTTTACTGGAAGATGGTAATGTCAGACAAAAGCCAAGAGGAAAAAATAAGACAGATGCAGAAAGACATAGAAAAAAACGAATCGGTAATGTTTAAAAAGTTCTCAGGTATTCATACTAGAATGGAGAAAAGCGAGGAGAAAAACAAAACAGAGCTAGACACTATTAACAAAGAACTTAGCGAGGTTAAAATAGGGATAAGCACTATTAACGGAAAGTTGGACATTTTAATAAAAAACAATGTATAGATTTAGCTCAAGAAGTTTAGATAGATTAGAGTATGTATCTCCTATTCTTATAACTATTTTAGAGGAGGGTATTAAACACTCGCCTTATGATTTTGGCATCCCTAGAGATGGAGGCTTTAGAACCTTTCGCAGACAAGAGGAGCTTTATGCTAGAGGTCGAACTACTGAGCAGTTAATAGATAAAGGCATAACTAATTTAGAAGGTAGACCTGACAAAAGCCGTATCACTTGGACTCTTAAAAGTATGCATATGACTGGGCGTGCATTCGACATCTATGCTTATGTAGAAAAGCAGGCCTCGTGGGATTTAAAATACTTAGAGCCTATTGCTAGACATTTACAAGAAGTAGCCTTAGACTATGGCATTATCCTTAATTGGGGTCAAGACCTTTGGGGAAAGGATGGCGCACATTTTCAAATAGATTAATAACTAAAAAAAACAAAATGAAACGATTATTCAAAACTGGTATTGTTACAACTTTAATGGGATTAACTATTTTAAGTATTGCTATATGTTTATACATTAGTAAAGAACACAACGAAACAGAAGCGGGTGCAGTCGCTGCACTAGGTTTATTATTGTTAAGGTCTAATGACTCGCTAATAGGCTTAACTAAGAAATGAGAATACTAATACTTTGTATATTCTTAATCTCCTGCAATCCACAAAATAGACTTAATAGAAAAGTAAAGAGAGCAGAGAACTATGCTTATAAACATGGCTTAGTAATTAAGGATACTATAAAGGTAGTAGATACCGTAATAGTAGAGAGCTACATACACGACACTACAGCGACTATTATAAAGCAAGATTCTGTTACTATAATAAACAATGAAAAAGTGTTTCTAAGGTACTTTTATGACACTCTACGACAAGAGATATACCACGAGGTCGAATGTAGGGGGGATACAATAGTTCGCGAGGTATTAGTTCCAGTAGATAAGGTCAAAGTAATTGAAAAGGACAATCGCTTTATGATTATTTTAATAGTCTTGTTAGCTGCTTTGTTCTTTGTAATTCTACGCAGAAATTATGTTAGATAGTATTTTGTATATTTACGCAAATTTAAAACTAGATTATGCAGCATAGAAACACTACAAGACTAAGACTTAAAGATGACGAGTTTGACCTTATCCAAAACTATCGGAGGATAAAAGAGGAAAGCATAGCAGCAGGGATAAACCCCGACGATGTTAAGTATGGATGGCTCAAGACTGATAAGAGTAGTCTATTCTTTAAAAACCCAAACTTTAAGACAGAAGAAAAAAACAAGTTTGCAGAGGACTTAATTAAAGAGCTTGAGCAATACTCTCCTAAGTATCCAACAATAAAACGGAGAAAGTCAAAGGATGGGCATTTGTTGGTAATAGATATAGCCGACCTACATATAAACAAGTACGCAGAAGCTCACTTAACAGGAGCAGACTATAATAGTAAGATAGCAGTAGAAAGAGCAATAGAAGGAACTAAAGGACTTATACAAAAAGCTAGTGGTTTTAATATTGAAAAGGTTGTATTCGTAATTGGAAACGATGTACTTAATACGGATAACCTCACAAAATCCACGAGCAAACATACTCCACAAGATACAGATGTAAATTGGTACAAGGCTTTTAACATTGCAAAGGACTGTTATATTGAATGTATAGAGTTATGTATGCAAGTTGCGGATGTAGATATAATACATTGCCCTAGTAACCATGATGAAATGAGCGGTTGTCTTTTAGCTTCTGTATTGTCTGCATGGTTTAGAAAGAGTAAAAATATCACATTCGACATAAGCCCAAAGTACAGAAAGTATTACCAGTTTCACAATTCAATGCTAGAGTTTGAACATGGGCACAAAGGCAAAATGTCAAACCTACCTTTACAAATGGCTAACGAGCAGCCTCAGATGTGGGCAGATACTAAGTTTAGATATGCTTATTTGCATCATGTACACCATCAAGACAAAACACAGTTTAAAAGTGGAAAGGATTTTACAGGCTGCAATGTAACTTATTTACGTTCGCCTAGTAGTGCTGACCTTTGGCACGCAGAAAGTGGCTATAGTAATATGGTAGCTGTAGAGGGTTTTCTACATTCTAAAGACATGGGTAGAGTTTCACATATAACACATTATTTTTAATGACAAGGATAGAACTATCGGATAACGAAATAGAGTATAGCACTTACTTTCCTATTCCAGACCCCCACGATATAATGTACAGCTTTGAGGAGATGGTGCGAATGTACACCAAAGCAGACCTAGAAGTAGATAGTTATATACTAGAACGTGCAAAAGAAATAAGTATAAAAAACAGTAACTAAAAAAATAGTATTATATTTGCACATTCGTAGTTTAGTTTAGTTTGGAAAGAGAGTTAACAATTAGTTGTTAGCTCTTTTTTTTGTGACTAATTAAAAAAACTACCTCCAAAATTTTTTTATATGAAAAGTTATATTTAATATTGTTGAAAACTTTTAAACTATAACACTATGAAAAATTCAATTTTAAAATTCGGAAAGTACAAAGGTCAAGACTTTTATTTAACTCCAAAGTCATATCAAAGTTGGCTAATAAAGCAAGATTGGTTTAAAGCTCCAAAACAGGCAGCAGATTTATGGAATGTGGTAGTTGTTTTTGAAAGTGAATATGCTATGGCTACTGGTCGCAGAAGCGAAACACTACATTATAATTTATCTTTTGAAGATGCTAAAGACCTCAAGGAAGTTGAAAGCTATAATATTTATGATGGGGTAGATTACTACACAGTAACACAAGTAAAACAATAACAAAACCTATAGGTGCTATTAATTTAGTGCCTTTTTTTATTTCTAAAAACTATAAAACTATGGAAACATCATTTAACAAAATTTGCAAAAGTATTGCAACGCTAAAAACAGAATCTCAATGTGAATCTATTGAGGCAATGATTAAAACCTTCAAAGATAAGTACAAGCGAGAAGGACACGAATACGCTTATATATTGGTAGGCGCTTTATTAATGGCTAAACAATTAAAATTTAACTAATGAAAAGAAAACTAACACATTCACTTTGCGAGATGCAAAAAGTAAATAAAGACCTTTACGAAGTATTTACTACTGACTTTTGGGATAACGGTACTTATACAATTAAAGACATTTCACACCACGCTACAGAGCAGGAAGCAACAGAACAGAAATTAATTAACAAACATAAAAACTTAAACAAATGAAAGAACTACTAAACATTCAAAGCGAATTAAAAGCACCTAAGAGCCAATACAATAGTTTTGGTAAGTACAAGTATAGAAACTGTGAAGATGTCTTAGAGGCTCTTAAACCACTCTTAAAAAAGAATAAATGTACTTTGTATATATCCGACAATATACTAGAGGTCGGAGGATTGGTATTTGTAGAAGCAATAGCAACTATACAAAACGAGAAAGGACAAGACGTGTCCGTATCTGCTCAGGCAGGAATAAACCCAAATAAGAAAGGAATGGATATAGCGCAGTCTTTCGGTAGCTCCTCCAGTTATGCTAGAAAGTATGCTCTTAACGGTTTGTTTTTAATAGACGATACTAAGGACGCAGATACAGAAGCACCACAACCAACTAAAAGAAAGTTTACAGCTACAGATGCACAAGCTGAAAAGCTAAAAGGTACAGAGGGCAAAGATTTAAAAGCTAAGTACATAATAACAGAGGCACAAATTAAACGATATAACGAATTAAAATAAGAACTATGGAAAAGATATTAAGAAACGAACTGGAAACAGCAGACAAAAGAATAATAGTATTAGAAAGTACAATAGATACTTATAAACGTATTATAGCTGCTTTAGATGAACGAATAGAATTAATGGAAAGAAACCATAAATTTGAATTAGAAAACTTTTATACTAAAAACTCTGAACTATGAACAAGATAGAACTACACATTAAATGGTTAGCTCAGTATTGCGGAGGCACATTAGATTTAGCAGTATTAATTGAGGAAGATGTTTTAGACATTATGCCTAAATTAATGAAGGCTTTAAAAGAACAATCTGACGCAATAGGCTACGATGGTTTTAAAGGCGACCCTAATGATTACCCTGCTATAGTTTGGGTAATGGTGTATAATGGTATTGTTAAACCAACAGTATTAGAATGGATAGATGAGAACTGCCCTATGGCTTGGTTTAGACCTATGTACTTGCCAAAAGAAGAACAAGATAAATTTATTAAAAACTCTGAACTATGAAAATAAGAAGCAGCGCACTAGGTAAGATTATGACAAACCCACGTAAAAAGACAGAGGTATTGTCAGCAACTTGCAAAACCTATATTAAGGAACTTGTAAAAGAGGACTTATTTGGATACAAGTCCACAATAGATAGTAAATACTTGACTAAAGGAATAGACTTAGAAGATACTAGCATAGACCTTTACAACGAGGTACATGGTACTTTGTATCTAAAGAACACAGAACGCCTCTCTAACGAGTTTATAACTGGCGAGT